ATAGACGTAGATGGCACATCTAACCTAGACGTGGTGGATATAGATGGTGCGGTTGATATGGCTTCTACGTTACAAGTAGATGGTGCTATAACTTCTTCTGCTGGAGCGACAATTACTGTTGCTGATAACTCAGAAAATTTAGTGCTTAAATCTACAGATGCAGATGCTAATGTAGGACCACAACTTACTTTATGGAGAGCTTCTGGTTCTCCAGCAGATAATGATGCTATAGGACAAATTAGTTTTAACGCTAATGATGATGGTGCAAATGTTACCAACTTTGCAACAATAGCTGGATATATAGATGATGCTTCTGATGGAACAGAAGACGGCATTTTACACATAAACTCTATGGTAGCTGGAACATTAGTAAACAGGATGTCTGTACTTCCAGCAGCCACAGTATTTAATGAAGGTTCAGTAGATGTAGACTTTAGAGTTGAATCGAATGACGAAGCTAATATGATTTTTGTTAATGCTGGTGGTAATGCTGTAGGCATAGGAACTGCGACTCCATCAGGTAGATTTGCAATACAAATGGCTCATACTGAGACAAATGTAACTCTAGCTAATAATAATGAAACTTTAGTTTTAGGTAATTCAGGTTCAGGTGATGGTGTTTATAACGCAATTAAGTTTTCTGGTAATCAACAAGATATGTACATCATGTCTTTTAATGATAATACACTAGCCGACAGAAGAATGGGTTTCTTCTTAGGTTCTGTTGCGGGGGATGCGGTTGCTGACGAAAGGCTGTCTATTAGAGGTGATGGACAAGTAGGCATAGGAACAACTGATCCCGACAGCCAACTTCACGTTGATGGTTCTCATTCAGGAACATTAGTAACATTTCACAATACTGCGGGTTCAGCTAGTACTGATAGAGGACTTGATGTAGAAACAAGCACTACTGGAACTACAGTACAAAGATGGATAAATGCAGGTACAGAGTTAGCAAGAGTAGTAGGGAATGGAAAAATAGGAATAGGACAAACTAATCCTGGTTATTTTATTGATATAGGTCACACGACTACTACGGGTCTTAGAATATCAAATCTTTCTTCAAATGGAGTAGGCTATCATGCACAAGCTAATGGTAATCACAATTATCAACCCGCAAAGTTTTTTAAATCAGAGGATCAAGGAGGAGGTTTAATTGGAGAAATACATTGTACTAATGTAAATACAGCATTTAACACCACATCAGATTACAGATTAAAAGAAAATGTAAGACCTATAGAAAATGGTTTAGACAGACTTAATAATTTAAAACCAGTTAAATTTGATTGGAAAGATCATGGCATATCAAGTGAAGGTTTTATAGCACACGAAGTACAAGAAGTTTTTTCTGATGCAGTTACAGGTGAAAAAGATGCTGTAAAAGATGATGGAACAGTAAACGCACAAACTATGGATTACGGAAGAATTACTCCATTACTTGTAAAAGCTATGCAAGAACAACAAACAATAATAGAAGACTTAAAAACTAGAATTGAAACTTTAGAAGGATAAGAATATGGCAATAAACTATACTTGGGATGTAAATACTTGTGATGTATACCCAACAAAAAGCAGTAAATCTAATGTTGTGCATGAAGTGCATTGGAAACTAACTGCAACTGATAATTCTAATAATGATTCAGAGGGCATTCCACAAACAGCTAGAGCTATCGGAAGCCAAAGTTTAGATACCTCTGATCTATCTAGTTTTACAAACTGGTCTAGCCTTGATGCTGCTAAAGTACAAGGTTGGGTAGAAACTGCTTTGACTGCTGATACTGTTGCAGCTTTGAAAACAGAATTAGATGCACAGATAGCAGAAAAAATTACACCAACATTAGTCACTAAAACATTAGGATAAAATTATGGAACAACAATACTTTGTAAACGTGCTACAAATATTAGACGTAGCAACAGAAAGAGGTGCTTGGAAAGGTGCTGAAATAGAAGCCATAGCTGCGGTTAGAAAACAAACTATGGAACAGATTAAAGAAATGGCAGAAGCTTCTCAACAAGAAGAAGCCCAAGTTGAATCAATTACTAAGAAGATCGGAGAGAAGTAATGAACTGGTTAAAAAAAATGTGGCAAAAAGTTAGAGGCGTTGAAGAAAAAACAGTTAGAGCCAGGACAGAAGACGGTAAGTTTGTTGCAGATGACAAGTCTACTCCTGACGTAAACGAAGCCTACACTACCGTAGAAGTAGAAAAAAAATAATGGCAACAGCAAAAGACGCACTTCATCAAATTAGTTCACACGAAAAAGAGTGTGCTATACGTTATCAAAATATAGAAAAGCGTCTTGATGAAGGATCTGAAAAGTTTAAAAAATTAGAGAATATGCTCTGGGGTGTTTACCCGTTTATGGTAGGAGCTATCGTTCTCACAAAGTTTTTATAGATGGAAGAAGAAGTCAAAATCGAACCAGCTATAAAAAAGAAGCTAGAACTAGACATAGAAGTTTCACCCAACTATCTATCAGTCAATCCATTTCATAAATGGATACACCTAGCTAAAACCGTAGACGCTTGGCGAATTTTCCCTAGAGTTTTTGTCAGCGTCTACATCCTACTACTATACAAAGTAGTCACCTGGTTTATGACCATACCTGAACCCAACCTAGAACAATCAGCTTTAGTGTCTGTAGTTGTAGGAGCAATGGCGGCTGTTTTTGGCATCTACGCTGGCACATCAGGACAAAGCAAAAAGTTTAAAGGCGAGGATTAATCTTGGAAGCGTTCAATCTGATCGCTGAATTAGGTCTACCGATAGCTGGTGCTTTAATTATGGCCTACTTTATATTCTTAGTGATGAAACAACTTATGGACGGTTTAATTAGTGAAATTCAAACCGTACAGGGTATTACTAAAATGTTAATTACTAGAGCATCTATTATGAATAACGATATGATTCGTATAGATACAAGCGTTTCTAGTGCCTTAAATCTTCCCCCTGACCTAGACCGTATAGCAAGAGCAGAAAACTTTGTAGAAGACGGTAAAATAGATGCTAGAAGGGACTAAATGGATATAGTAAAAATAATAACAGAGTTTGGGTTTCCTGTAGTTATGGTGGTAGGTTTAGGTTACTTTGTTTATTTTGTCTGGCAAACCATTACCAATAAGATAGATCCAGCCGTTCAGGAAATGAAAGGGACTATTATAAGACTGACAGATCAATTGCGTTTGTTAGACCAGGATATGATTCGTCTTCAACAAAAAGTTAATACGGTTATTGAAGTTAAGGAGCAAGATGAAAAATCGAAAAAGACCTGATGAAGTATTACTGATAGCTTCTATAATAATTGTTATGTTTGTTGTCTTGTCCGTACAAGCTGATGAAATGACACACAAGTTTAAAAACCCTAGCTTTTCAGGTGTTGGTACATCTAGTCATTACTTAACCATAGAGAACCAAGAGTTCAATAGAAAAGAAGCCCTACGAGAAGAACTTAGAGCATATACAGAAGACTTAGAAAGAGAAGCTGAAAATACTACGTTGGCTAGGTTTATACGTAACTTAGAGAGTAGAATATATGCACAACTCAGCAGACAGTTGGTTGATAGCTTGTTTGGTGAAACGGCTTCTGATTTTGGTACGCTAGAATTAGAAGGCAACACTATAGAATATAGAGTAGAAGACGACAAAGTAACATTAATAATTACAGATGAAGAAGGCAATACAACAGAAATTACTGTACCTCTTGGTTCTTTCACTTTCTAATTGCGCTTTAATAGTAGACCCATTAGACAATGGAGTGCCTCCTGTAAGAAGTATTGAGTCAGCAGAGGTTGGGGCTTTGCTCACTAATTTAGCGGAAGTTTCTGTACCTGTACGAAAACCTATAGTGGCTGTATATCCTAATTCTTTTAAAGACAATACAGGACAACGTAGATCTAACAGCCAGTATGCAAGCTTTAGTACAGCTATTACTCAAGCTCCAGACGCTTACTTAATTAGAGCGTTACAACACTCTAATGTATTTGATGTAGTAGAACGCAAAGGTTTAGATAACCTCACTAAAGAACGCCAGATAATTCGCACAACCAGGGAAAGTTTTGATGAAAAACAAAAGGTCAAACCTCTACTATTTGCAGGTTTGTTAATGGAGGGTGGCGTAGTAGGTTACGAAACTAATATTCGTTCAGGAGGAGCGGGTGCAAGATATTTAGGTATAGGTGGTTCTAAACAGTACAGACAAGACTCTGTAACCATATCTTTGCGCACGGTATCAGTAAGTACGGGTAAAATTTTAATTGAAGTTCTAGTAACTAAGTCAATATTAAGTGCATCTATCTCTTCAGATGTGTTCAGATTTTATGCAAATAACACCGAATTAGTTGAAATAGAAAGCGGTATAGTAGAAAATGAGTCTATAAATATTGCTTTACAGATGGCTATCGAGACGGCTGTCTTACAAACAATAGAGGAGGGCTATGAAGATGGCTATTGGCAAAAAGATGAAAAGATTGATATTGATGAGCCTATTTGCGATGACGAGTGTATCGCTACTATACGGGGCTGACAATGAAATATTTATAGATCAGTCAGGTGCTACATCTAACTTAGATATAGAACAGGTAGGAGGTAGTGGCAACATCATCGGCGGTGCTGATGCCGCGGCTGGTTCTATGACTGCACTAGATATTGATGGTGCAACCATGACCTTAGATATATTGCAAAAAGGTAATACCAATAAGTTTCTTGGAGATATATGGGCAGATACCTACACAGGTTACTTCTCGTTCATAGGGGATACCAACACATTTAACATGTCCACCGACGAGACTAACGCTACTGGAGCTGATGGTTCTAACGTAAACGTACAAGTCACAGGCAACACAAACACAATGACTCTCAATCACGCCATGACTGCACTAGCGGCCAACCTAGATTTAGATTGGACTGTGCAAGGTGGTGGTAATAACATTACTGCATCTATAGATGTAGATGGTGCTACTAATTATATGGATATTGATGGTGATGATAATGTTGTCACCTACGATGGAGACGGATACGCAGGGGGTTACTTTTGGCTAGACCAAACAGGCTCTACAAGGACATTTAACATAGATCAGGAGTCTACATCAGATAATGACTGGCTTAAAATTACATCTGTTGGCTCTAACGGCACTGTCTGTGTTACTCAGTCAGACGCAACAACTTCATTCGTTTGCTAATATAGGTTCTATATCTGAGGTAAGAGGTAACGCACAAGTTCTAAGGGACAAACCTTATGGTGCTGAACTAGCTTTTAACATACAACAAATGGATGATGTCCGTACAGAAGCGGGCAGAGTTGCTATAACCTTTGAAGACGACTCTACAGTCAAACTAACCGAACATTCTAAGTTAGTTATAGATGAATACATCTATGACCCAGACCCATCTAAATCTAAGATGGCCTTAAAGTTTGCAAGTGGTACTGCACGTTTTATTACTGGTAAATTTAACAACAAGAGCAATATATCTATACGCACACCTACTGCGGATATAGCAATTAGAGGTACAGATTTTACTTGTACAGTAGATGAACTAGGTAGAAGTCTAGTTATACTATTGCCAGACGAGAATGGCATATCTAGTGGTGAAATAATAGTAGCTACAGCTATGGGTAGCGTTACTTTAAACAAACCCTATCAAGCTACCACAGTATCTGTATATGAAAACAATCCTACTAAACCTGTTACTTTAGATATATCGCTAGACCTAATTGATAACATGTTGATTGTTAATCCTCCAGAAGAAGTTGACCAACAAATAGAAGAAACCCAAACAAGAACAACAGTAGATTACTTAGACTTTAACGACCTGGACATAGACTTCCTTAACGAAGACTTTCTTGATGCAGAAGCAGAGCTAGAGTTTACTGAACTAGATATAAATTATTTAGATGTAAACTTCTTAGAAGACTTACTAAACGTGCTAGATGCACTAGCTATATCTAAAGAAGAAGATGCACTTAAACAAGGAGGTGTGGGAATTCGTATTGTAGGTACAGATATAGGACAAGATAAGGACACGCAGATAACAACTATAGTTGCAGGACAAACTATTAGTCTGAATAGAACAGTCAGTCAAAGTGCTAGACTAAACTTAGATGGGTCAAACAGTTATACAATTATCTTGATACAAGATGGTGTATCTAATACGGTTAAGATTAATGGTGGATCTTCAACAACCATTACAATTAAACAAGGTTCTGGATGAAAAAAATAACACCACTATCACTCATACTTATATTGGTTTTGCCATTTATTTATCAATTTACGCCACTTGAGGTGTTAAAACTTAAAACTTTTGATGCTTTGATACCTGAACAGAAAGAAAGTGGTAATTTTGTAATACTTAACATCACTGAAAATGATATTGCAAATGAAGGTGGTTATCCTTTATCAAGACAAACTCTAGCTCAAATACATATTAACCTTTTGCGTAAAGGAGCTTTGGGCGTAGGTTGGGTTATGGCTTTTCCTCAACCAGATAGATTTGGTGGTGACTTTGATTTTATGGAAGCACTCTCTTTTTCTCCTAGTGTCCTCGCAATGTTTGAAGGTGAAGGTAATTATCCGCCCACATCTGGAACTGTAATTCTTGGACCAGAGACTGATGCAGGAATTATGGCAACAGGTGCTATACAAAATATAGAGATATTAAAACAAAGCGCAACACAAGGTATAGCTGTTGCTAGAACAGATTTAGACAATTTAGTACGTAGATTGCCTTTGTTAATGAGAACTCCTGATGGCTGGGTATCTGCATACGGTACGGAAGTATTAAAAGTTTTAGCTGGAGCGGATACGTATATTATAAGAACGAATGATAATGGTATTGAAGAAATACGTGTTAAAGGCCTTCCACCTGTTAAAACAGACTCTTTAGGGCGTAGGTGGATAAGTTTCGTGAATACCACACAAACTGACCTACAAGAAATGAATGTAGAAAATAAATTTGTATTTGTAGGGTTTACGGCAAAAGGAATCATGCCACAAATAGCTACTCCGTCTGGACTACTTGAACCGCATAAGATACAAGCAGCTCTAGCAGAATCTATACTAATAGAAAACAGTCCATACATACCTGATTACTCTTTAGCTGTAGAGTTGGCAATCCTAATAATGGGCATAGTAATAATGTGGGCGTTAATAAACTTTTTGGGGATAACGTTGGGGATAAGTTTAGCCGTTTCTACTATGGGCTTAACTTTATTTGGTGGATATACCATAGTTAAACAAGGTCTGTTAATTGATGTAACCTGGACATTTATAGCTGAGTTTATAACAGCGACCATTACTTTCTATCTCAGATTTAGAGAACAATACAAGTTACGACAACTTATAAAGAAACAATTTGAACATTACTTAGATCCACGTCAAATTGCTATTTTGCAAAAATCACCAGAAAAACTAAAACTAGGTGGTGAGAAACGATACGCCACATTTTTGTTTACGGATGTACGTGGATTTACTGCTTTATCTGAAACACTAGAGCCTGAACAAGTCACCTATATAATGAATAAAGCTCTAACAGCACAACAAAAAGCAGTACAAAAACATGGAGGTATGGTAGATAAGTATATAGGTGATGCAATGATGGCCATATTTAACGCACCGTTAGACCTAGAATTTCACGAAAATAAAGCTATTGATTGTGCTAAAGATATACAGAAAAATATGGAAGAGTTAAACGTAGAACTATTTGAACAAGATATAGACCCTGTTGCTATAGGTATAGGTATCAATACTGGATATGCAGTTATAGGCAATATGGGAAGTGAATCACGATTTGATTACACTGCCATAGGCGATGCGGTAAACACCGCAGCAAGATTAGAAAGTGGAACTAAGGAAGCAGGTAGAGATTTGTTAATTGGCTACAACACTGCCATAAAAAGCGATTATAAGTTAGAATTATTAGAGCCTTTAAAGGTTAAGGGCAAAGAAAAACCATTAG